TAGAGACTCGAATGGATCCTACTTCCGAGATCGTGAACCGCTTCATCAAGTACCTGGTCGAGGGCCTGTTCGTGGCCGTGGCGGCCATCTTCATCCCTCGCCAGAAGCTGCCCTTCGACGAGGTGATCACCCTGGGTGTCACCGCGGCCTGCGTGTTCGCCATCCTGGACATCGTGAGCCCCAGCATCGGCATCACCGCCCGCCAGGGCGCCGGCTTCGGTATTGGCGCCAATCTGGTCGGCTTCCCTGGTGCACGCCTGTAAACTTCATGACGCAAACAACGTCATAAATCGTAAATATAGTATGTAGATTTATTGTTATTTGTATCAGTTATTGTTTAACGTAAGCAATAACTGATACATAATCTCAGAAATAGTAGATGAGTGAGGTACGCCCTATCTGCAAATCAATTCCAGTTGATGCAGATAATTTAATAGCATATAATAAGCCATTATCATCAGATATAAAGGGTATATTTTCATTTACATATTATGTACCACTCAAAAGGGAATCTGAAAAGGCATATATATATGCGGAAGGGATTAAGCTATATCTAAAAATGATAAAACAGCATCCAGAGACGTGGGCTGGGTGGAAAGTTGTTTTATATATGGATGAAATAAGTTATGAACGGGTATTAATAAAAGAAGTTGGCACAACCGACGAAGAACATGCCAAGCGGGTCAAAGAATTCAGGGCAATTCTCGATGGAGATCCAGATCTTATTCTTGCAACGATTCGATGGGACGCCTATAAAAAGAATGAAGCTGGATCTTCGGTGGAACCTATTATGATGCGCTGTTTCAGAAATAAAGCATTTGAGGATTTTCCAAGCATTCCCGTATTTGTTCGTGACGCAGATACAATATTTGAGACTTCATATTCGAAAGGAGATTTTAGAGGATTTAATCATAATAATTTGCATGACTGGGAGAAAGAATATTATAATGGGTTTGCAATAAAAAAGAGAAGGTACAAGTTCTGTATAAGTGGAAATACAGGATATACTAGACATTGGCATCAACCCGTGGAATCAGCAGAAGTACAGATGACTGGTACATTTGCTGGTCTTGTAGGAAGCCTTGGAGAAATTGATGAATGGGTATCCGGTGAACTATGGGATAAATGTATTAGTTATATGACAGGGCGTTGCACTGTAGAGCTAGCACATGCAGCTGATGGTGAACGAACATATGTAACTAAGAAAAATATTGAAAAAGATTTAGCACTAGACGAACCGATTCTTTTATATATTATTATACCTGAATTATTTAATACAACATTCTTTTTTTTACTTGAGTTCGCTGGACAACCAATTACAAATATAGAAGGAATTAAAACTCTATATAAAATAACAAAACCAGAAAATATTAAGAAGTTAAAAAAACTGTATAAATGGTTTAAACATACACCCAGGCCTATGGGACATAGTGGAAAATACCGTTTTAGCGAGGCACTTCCTACCGTAACTGGTTATCATACACCTATTACAGAAGAAAACGTACTAAGAAGGGCCGTACCAGAGTTGAATGTGCGTGGGCCAGAAGGATATTTTAGCAGGCTTCAAAAACATATGAAGCCTGCAGAGTATAAAACGGTGGAGGAGGCACTTATTAAAAAAATTAAAAATATCGATCCGCGCTATCTAAGAATGGAGAGAAGGGCAGAACAAGAAAATCGTAATATCTGGGGGGTGAATAGTAAAGATGAAAATAAGAGTGTTCCAGGAACACCTAACTTTAATCCACATGTAGAAGACGTTGTGATACATCGTGCACGTATAAGAACTTTAGCAACTACGCCAGAATATGTAAGAGAAGTTTTCTCAAAACCGCAATATCACACATATTTACAACACCTATTTAGATTATTATATACTTATTTACAACCACAGTTAGTCTGTAATGTAAAAACACATACACGGCGTAAAAGACGTGCCGGTAATGCCGGCAATGACACACACAATAATAGGGGTGGCCACAAGGGTAAAAGCAGATATAACAAGGGTAAAAGGAGATATACACGAAATGGCAATAGCAATGGCAATGGCAATAGCAATGGCAAGAGCAATGGCAATGGCAAGAGCAATGGCAATGGCAATGGCAATGCCTAAAGCGACCTAATATACTCCCAGCCCAGTTCCTTGCAAATCGCGTTCCAGATCTTATCCTGCACGTAGAGCTTGTCGCGGTTCTTGAGCAGCGGAAAACAGGGGAGATACTCATCGAGCTCCAACAGTTCGCAGAACTTGTACAAGACGTAGGAATACGAGAGGAAGTTGCTCCTCTCTTTGGGGCAGTGTTTCTGGAAAGCCGGCTGAATCTCCTTGAACATATAGCGCAGCTTCTCTTCGATCTCGCGGCTCATCACGGGCGCGTGCTGCCCGTTCAGCCGATTGATAATATGCGGCACGTGCTCGTAATACTTATTGTACTTGAGCTTCTTCAAGATCTCGCGTACTTTGAGTCGACTCAGTGTCCTGTAGTCCATAATCCTCTCCTTTTTGAGTTCGGCGCAGATGGCGTCATAGACCTCCGCAGGGATTTCCGTGGATTCTTTGGCCTGGAACTGCGCCAGCCACTCATTAAAGTGATTGATGCGCTTATACGCGTAGTAGGAGACTTCGCGCGGTGGATCTTTGTAACTCGGCTTGTCCGAGTCGATCAGCACGAACTCCTGATAGCCGCAATCGGTGCAAGTAAAAAGGGCCTCGTTCGCGCTGAATACCATCTCCTTTTCACAGGCTGGGCATTCCCCATAGGGGTCGTGATCGAGAGGATTTGCTGCCCGCGCATGGGCAGGGTCCACGATCAAGAGATATTCCTCCAGCAACTTGTCGCGGCGCTGGCCCCCTCCCCCCCCGCCGGCCGCCGCCGCCGGCTGATCCGCAGCAGCCTCGAGCGCCGCCAGAACAGAACCAGGCTTCGCCTTCGTCGCCGGCCGCGAGCCAACGATTTCCCCCTTTTGAATCCTCTCCTGAATATCGTAATACTTGTACAAGATGTCACCCGTATTGAGATAATAGTCAAAAATCTCATTTTTATTCTCTCGTTGCCGAATCTCCTTTTCGAGTTCACGCCGCCGCCGCTGAAGCTGCTCGATCTTAATATCATCTGCCGTCCCCCGTGCCGTTGTCTGAATCTCGTAGATCTCCTCTTTCAGGCGTTTCACCTCACTCTCCTTTTCAAGCATAGTCTGCATACGAACTTGGTGCAGGCGATCGAGTGTAGTACGGGCCTCGGGATTGCTGCGTTTGGTTGGGCGTATCTTGAAAAAGGCATCTTTTGCCGACATGCCACTCCCAGCCACTTCTTTTTGAGGATGCTTCTGTGGCGTTTAGACTGGCCCGGCCGCCGCCAGCGCAGAAGGCCAAAAAAGATGTCCCCGGCACGCGGGCTAAAAAGGGGGGTCTGGGCCACTTTTTTGGAATTCTCCGGCCGGCCGTTTCTCCGGCTGGCGGGCCGCCGGCGCCCGCCTAAACCCGCGGAGGGGATGAATTATTTCTGGAGAATGGGTATAACATAAATGACCGGTGGTGCTCTTATGTCTCTCGTGGCCTACGGCGCCCAGGATGTGTACCTGACTGGTAATCCCCAGATCACTTTCTTCAAGGTGGTGTACCGCCGCCACACCAACTTCGCCATGGAGTCCATCGAGAACCCCTTCAACGGGTCTCCTGGCTTCGGCAAGCGTGTGACCTGCACTATCCAGCGCAACGGTGATCTGATCAACCGGATGTACCTGCAGGCCACCCTGCCCCAGGTGCAGCTGCAGAGCTCTGACGGCTCTGGTGCCCAGTTCCGCTGGCTGAACTGGGTGGGCCACAACCTGGTGAAGTCCGTGGAGATTGAGATCGGTGGCCAGCGCATCGACAAGCACTATGGCAACTGGCTGCACATCTGGAATGAGCTGACCCAGGAGGCCGGCAAGCAGGCCGGCTACGCCAAGATGGTGGGCAACGTGCCTGCCCTGACCAACCTGCTGGTGCAGGGCGGCGAGGGCTGCGACGATGACTGCGCCGCGGGCGAGCCTAACAGCTCCAACGAGGTGCGCAACTGCGCCCCTGCGTACACCCTGTACATCCCCCTGCAGTTCTGGTTCTGCCGCAACCCTGGTCTGGCTCTGCCCCTGATCGCCCTGCAGTACCACGAGGTGCGCATCAACCTGGAGTTCAACGACCTGCGCAACCTGTGCTGGGAGACCTCCCCCCAGGCCACCAGCGGCAACGTGCACGCCGTGCGTGACCGCGTGGCCGCCGCCAATCTGCAGGCCGCCTCCCTGTACGTGGACTACATCTACCTGGACACTGACGAGCGCCGCAAGTTCGCCCAGGTCAGCCACGAGTACCTGATCGAGACCCTGCAGTTCACTGGCGCCGAGTCCATCACCAGCGCCGCGAACAAGATCAAGCTGAACTTCAACCACCCTTGTAAGGAGCTGATCTGGGTGGTGCAGCGCGACAGCTACGTGAGCTGCGACGATGCGATCATCAACCCCTGGAAGGGCCAGCAGCCTTTCAACTTCAGCGACTGGTGGGACCGGTCCGTGCTGGAGAGCGGCTACTCCGTGACCCGCGTGGAGGGCATGGCGGGCAAGAACCCCGTGATCACTGCCCTGCTGCAGCTGAACGGCCACGACAGGTTCCAGGTGCGCGACGGCCGCTACTTCAACGAGGTGCAGCCCTACCAGCACCACACCAACATCCCCGCGGTGGGTGTGAACGTGTACAGCTTCGCGCTGACCCCCGAGCAGCACCAGCCCAGCGGGACTTGCAACTTGTCCCGCATTGATAACACCACTCTGCTGCTGACCGTGAGCAACAACTCCGTGGGCCTGAACACCACCTCCAGCGTGTACGTGTTCGCGACCAACTACAATGTGCTCCGCGTGATGAGTGGAATGGGAGGATTGGCATATAGCAATTAAAGAAGTGTGGACATTTCTCCACATTGTTCTCATACAGTTTTATATGTAATAATATTTTTCTAAGCCATCGCGCCAAAATTGCGAGTGCTAGAAAGTGAGGACAACGCTTAAAGATTTTACACTACCCCATTTTAGAAATGGAGCAGTGTAAGGCTACGATCCAAGAGGGTGCCCGCCGCGGCTTACAGTGTAAGTTTCCTCCAACAGAAAACGGCTACTGTGGCCGCCATACTCGTAATAAAAAGTATGATGATGGAGTTGCTGCAGGTATTACCTGGTGCAGATTCTTCTTTAGAGGCTGCGATACACAGTTAAGGTCTGAAGAAGTTGCCGCAAAAACAGTAAGCTGTTCTACGTGTCGATCACAACTTGCTAAAAAGGAGTTTGCATGTAAACATGAAGGGTGTGCCTTTAAAGTAAAGGAAGAAGGATTCTGCAAGAAGCATGAACGTGATAAGTACCGTTTAGAAGAACAAGAAAAGGGCATCAGATACTGTGATATTGATAGGGGGTGTTTTACTCTCTGTAAAGATGGAATGACTTCTTGCGACGATTGCCTTGAACGGGCAAGACACAAAGATGCTACGCGTTATACAAAACGGAAGGAAGTATTTCAAGCTCTTCAAGCAAACTCTTCAGATAAACGTATATGCGTACATTGCGCTACAGAGTTCGATGCGTATATAACACAGCGTCATACAGATTCCGTAAGATGTAAGAAGTGTAATGAAGCACAGGCAAAAGAGGATGCAAAACGGGCCGAGCGCAAACGAAACTACAAACTAGAAAGATATAAAAATATAAAGAGTGTATATCGTGAATATATTAGCCGTGCCTCCAAGAAGGGGCGAGAAATATCTATAAACTTTGAAACATTTGTAGAGCTTATTACATCCCCCTGTTATTATTGCGGGTATGATAAAGAGAATGAAGTGATTGGTATTGATCGTAGGGATAATGCAAGGGGGTATGAAGATGAGAACTGCGTACCCTGTTGCGAAACATGTAACATGATGAAAAGTTTCTATCAACCAGATTTCTTTATTGATAAATGTAAGATTATTGCAAAAGTAATAAATGTAGACAGACCATTCTATAATAAATGGGATACATATTATTCACGAACTAATAATAGAAACTATACTGCATATAAACAGGAAGCTACTCTCAGAAATCTACCATTTGAACTTACAGAAAGACAATGGGATATTCTTACACATTCGCCTTGTTATATGTGTGGGTATGCAAGCGCAAAAGGGATAGGACTGGATCGATTCAATAATACTATTCGAGCATATACCCTTGCAAATACACGCCCCTGCTGCGGTTCTTGCAATGGAATGAAAGGAGAACTATCATATGAGTTCCTCGTCGAACATTGTAAAAAGATCGCTGATAAATGGCCATATCAGATAAACTTTGCAGAAATTCCTGTACCTGAAAATCCATGCAAGGCAAATACTCGTGTGCAGCCTCCTAAAGAAAGAAAGGTCTGGAAAGCACTTGGGTTATACTATGCAATCCTATCTGACACCGCAGAATCATTCTATGATTCATACTCGGGCGTGTATACTTCAAAGGAATATAGTACTTTATGCACAGACGTAAAAGGTATGAATAAAGATGATTCTATTAAACTTCTGCAAACCCTTATTCAGACATTAAAAAAGAGGAAACAACGTGCTGCTCTAACCCTCTATCCACCTACGTTCTAACGCCCCACGAACGACCCCTGCAGACGAATCTCACGGCCAATCTCCTCCACGAGCAGCTTATTTTGGGCGACAAACCGGCGGGCATGCAGTGCGGCCTCTAGACGCGGCACGAACTCTGTGTCACCGAGAAACGCAGCCGCCGCCCCAGGAATATGCATAATATCAGCTACAACATTCAGAATGGCCTCGAGAGTATTGTGCGACTCGATAGTCTCGCAGTCATCCACTTTATAGGTGCGGACCATGTGATCCAGCCAGAAGACGAAGAGAGCTGGCATGTGGGCCTCGCCGGCTGTGCGCATATGATGCATGACCCCGCGGAAGTAGGGGGTCATATAGGCTGCATGCCTGGGCTGCTGGAGAAGAGCAAATAGGATAAATGCCAGCTCCTTTTCAGCCGGTACCAGAGGCTTCTGGCCGCCCTGCATCTGCCCCAGAGACAGGTGGGCCTCCTGCATTCCCCGCGGCTCCCCTGCAGCGGCGGCCAGCCCACACACGAGCCCCGTCGCAGGGTCGCGGGGCATCACACCTCGCGGCAGAACCACAAGACCCTCTGACCACCCAGACCTCTTTTTCAGATCCTCCAGAACAGCCTCCGTTCCGAAATAGGGGTGGCGAATCACGTCATTATCCTCGAATCCGTGACCGAGGCTGCACGTCTCCCAGCCACCCGTCAGTTGTACTACATGCACCTTATTGAGCACCAGATTGTAATAGAAGTCCACGTACTCTACCTTTTCAGCTCCAACCTCGGCGGGAAACTGCCAGTCGCCGCCCTCATCGCGCCGGCGCCGCACAGGATGCCAGGGGGTTAGAGTAGCAGTCGCGCTCAGCCGCACCATTGGAACTTCCGCCTCCACTACAGTCTTCACGACCGCAACCACCTTTGCAGCACCCCAGAGCATATCGCCCGCTGCAACTTCATCCGCGCGCTTATACCGACCGTCCTCGAGCCGAATCTCGGTCGCACCCGTCCAACAGGGGCCTGCGGCAGTATTGAAGAGATTCATCGAGAGCGGCTGCGACAGGATAGGATCTAGACTCCCTCCAACCCCAGGTGAGAATATCCGGTCGCGCGCGCTCCAGCCATTACTGCTGGCGAAGGACATTACAGGGGGCGGCATATTGTCAAACAGTTCATTCCCCTTCTCCTGCACCTCTTTGAAGGCCGGCGTCGCGAACAGCTGCAGTACCGCATCTTTGAAGTTTGTGCACTGCTGAAGAGCAAGGGCGCGTCCGTATGCGGCCACGTGATTCTGCCCCCAGCGCCTGTACCTCTCTTCAGTCTCCACGGCCTTCAGAAGCTGCCCCTGATTCGGATCATCGGATTCAATATCCTGTAGAGCCGCTGCGGCAAATGGCGTGCCGAATCCCTCGAGCCACTCGGCCAGCTGCTTAAACTCCGCCTGGGCGTTAGCAATCCCTGACACCCCTCCATCAGTAGCCACTGCAACTGCCGCGCGTAGCCGCCCCAGAATCTGGGCCCGAATAGACTCCTCTTGAGTACAGATTCCCTCAACAGGTACTTCCAGTTCCACGAGAGGCGACCCCTTTAGAGTTGGTACGAGTGCCACCTTTGCAGTGGGCGCTGCGCTTCCCGCGATCCACTGCCCTGTTCCGATAACACGAGCCTGCCCTGCCAGAATAGATCCGATGTGCAGCCCGTCCACGGAGACATGCGACGCGACGGTACTAAGAACTGAAGAGGCGAAGTTGATGAAGACTGTGCCGATCATGGAACAGTCAGGAATGTAGCCATACGTGCCGTCACCCTCGACGCAGATCGACTCGAGTAGCTTTACATCGAGGTTGTAGCCGAACCCGAAGCAGTGGATATTTACGCGGATTTCGCTCGCTGTCATCTTGCGGCGAAGGGCAGCCGAGATACCGCCTAGGGGGCTGTAGTGTGCCGTGGGTTCGCCATCCGTGAGAAGGACAAGATGAATGGCGGTGTCAGGATTCGCCTTCCCGTATTTCAGGGCCATATCAAGCGCCACGCGCAGGCCGTCCCAAATATTTGTGCCGCCGCCAGGTCGCATTCCATCAACTGCCTTTTCAGCATCGTTCTGGGTCGTGTGATCTATCTGCCGAATAGGGAAATCGGTGTGTGCTGCATCAGAGAAGCCGATGATTCCAAGAGAGCCAGCTGTGGCGCCAGCCCCGAGCATCCGAATAATGGTCTTGAGACTGTGCTTTACGAGGTCAAGGCGGGTGAAGAAGCCGTTTACTTCGCGACTCCCAGCGAGACCTGCGGACGGCTTTGTGGCCATTTCGCCCATGGAGCCGCTCTGATCGATTACTGCGATCACGGCCGTCTTTAGAGGAGGGGGGCAGCCAACGGACTGTAGCAGAAGGCCACCAGTTGGCGTGGCACGTGCTACAAAGTTGCTGGAGGAGAGCCGTGCAACATGCGGGGTGGCCCCACGGCTCTTCATATCACCCGCCGCAGCAGCGGCCTGCCCCTCCTTCCAGCGTTCAATGGCGGCCTTCAGGGCATAGTTCGGCTTTAGAGAGTGGCGAGACGAGTGGGCGCGAGTCATGGGGCTCTCCGAGTGACTCGCCAGCCAGGTCTCAATAGCGGCCCTCTCATACGTGTGGCCATCATCCAGCATAACCGGATCGGTCATAACTTCATAGGAGATGGGGCACACGTACTCGGCGGGAGGCTGCTGCTGCTGTGCGGACATTCTGGCTGGGGGGTGGCTTTCTACTAACTTCGAACGGGGAGGCGCCCACCCTCAATTTTCGCTAGGGCCAGGGACCCCTGTGCGGCAGCGCGGCGGACAGCAAAGTCCCAGGCCAGGGGAGATGGGCGTTGCAACCTATCGTGTTATCGGCGATATCGCGATAGGGAGTATACTCTATAAGGGGATGTTGGTCGAATTCATGTTCGACGCGGCGGACTTGGATAAAGTGAAGCAACACAAGTGGCATTACGTGGCAAACTCCTATATTGCGACCTCTATAAAGGCTCCGGCTCCAGCGGCGGCCGCTGTCGCAGAGGATATTTCTGGAGCGGCGGCCCCGCCCGTACCAACTAAAAAGCGTGAGATCTATTTGCACACCCTTTTAATGCAGCCAGGACCGACGCAGACTGTGTATCATATCAGTAAAAATGGGCTTGATAATCGCCGACAGAATCTGCGATTAGTGGAGGGGCCTATAACGCAGCCAGGGGGGCTCGTCCGCAAGAAGAGGAATGTGGAGCTGCCGCCGATGTGTGGCCTGAAGACAGAGGATATTCCCCCCCATATCTGGTACGTACAGGCGAACGGTTACCACCGCGACAGGTTCGCCATCGAGTTCAAGTCCGAGAAAATCCTCTGGAAATCGACTAGCTCGAAAGAGGTATCTCTGCAGGAGAAGCTGGAGCAGTCGAAGGCGAAGCTAAAAGCTCTGTACGAGCAGTTTCCGCACCTGGATCCTGTAAGGGAGGAGGCGTTGGCGCGGAGCTTGAAAGAGAGTTTCGAGACGGCCCTTGGGGCTCCTCCAGCCGCGCCAGCCCATCCCTAAAGCTCTGGAATCTCCAAATCCTCTTGCTCCCAGGTGACTTCGGGGGGCGTCGGCCACTCGGCGTAGGGCTGGGCGGCGGTTGTTGCCCTGTCGAACCCGAGCAGGGTCTGCAGAGCTTTTAGCCGGCGGTGGACGGGTGGACCGCTGGCGCGTGGTGGACGCGAGAGCTGTTTCCAGCGCCACTCGAACTGGAGGGCGGCCCTGTGGTCAGGAAAGCCCCGAACATGGCAAAGACGAATCCAGGTATGACCGTGAGTCGCCTTTGCGCCACCAGCGCGCTCTCCATTATGTTGAGAGAGCCTCCTATCCAGATCGGGTGTTACCCCCACATATGTTCTGTCGCGATTTGTCGTTGTTAGAAGATAACAATACCAGGGCTGTGTCGCCGACATTCTACTAATCTATAGCATGTTGTGCTTAATTTAGGTACCCTCGGGTAGAAGATGGACGGAGGTGGTATCCGCGATGAATATTTCCAGCTAGGAGACATTGGCAACTTCCGCGACGCCCAGGATCTGTGGCCGATTGGCTCTGCGGCCGTGGTGGCGATGAACTTTAGTGTGGCGGCGATGCGGATTGGCGGCCTGGGCGGATTCAGTCTCAACGCCTATTTCGATACGTTCGGACTGGAGGGCATCCTAGCCAACGCGGCCTGGGTTGTAATCCTCTTTCAAGCTGCGCGGTGGCTGTACACCACCTTTTACTCTGGAGGGCCTGGGAGACCTTGGTCCCCATTCGTGTTTGTCTGCATGCTTCTGGGAATCCAGATTGTCCACGACCTCTTCTTTTATTACGGGCTGATTCGCCTGGTACCAAGCGGCCGTAATGAAATGATTGATGCCCTAAAGAAGTACGCTAATGAGAATGGGTCCCGGGCGCTGACAACACACTCTATCTTTCTCATTTTCACCGCAATAGTGGCGATGTGGCTGAAGGAAACTACACTTGTTTTCAGTATTATGCTCGTGAACGTCGCACTGTATCTCCTCCCTTTTGCGATTACGACGTTCGGCCCGCGGCCTCCCCCGCCTCCCGCGGATAAAAAGAAGGAGGCGGCTAAAAAGGTTAGCTTTGGAATGCCCGCCTGGGGGCCAGAGTGATTGTCTCGGCTTCTAAATAGAAGATGTCGGATAACTCCGCAACGCCCGCGGGAGCGTCGGCAACTGCGGCCGAGGCTACAGTAGGGACCGCAAATGCGGGAAGCCCTGCTGCAAACATGGAGGGATCCGCAAATACAGCGGGGACCGCAAACACAAATGGGGGTCTAAACAGTACAGCAGGGTTTGGCAATCTTGGTGCATTGGGAGCGGCTATGCCTGAAGAGGCATCTGCTTCTGCGGAGGAGAATGAAGAGTCCGCTAGTGATAATAGTGCAAATGAAAAAGCTAGATCACAGGCTGTAATCGCAAAGATAATGCAAAATGCTGCTAGTAGGGTACCTGCGAAGCCTGCAACTGCGAAGCCAAAGACTCCTACTGCTAAGCCTGCAACTGCTAAGTCTGCAACTGCTAAGCCTGCGACCGTGAAGCCAAAGACCCCTACCGCGAAGCCTGCAACTGCAGCCGCAAACGGAACTCTGGGGATGCGAACTGCCGCTACAGTCCAAGCAGACGTAGTGGCAGATATACGTAAAAAGGTTATTGCAAGTGGAATCACTCTGACTGATAAGCAAATCGACGACCTTCTCAAGATCCCCACGCAAATCCGTGCACCACTTGCCTCCCTGTATCAGCGCGATACAAAGGCGTATGAAAAGCTTGCAAATAAGTATGTTAAAATAATAGGGAGATATATAAAGAAGAATGGAAAGAAGCCCCCTGTGGAGGGAGAGGGTGGGCAAAAGGATCTACTGGGGATCGAAGCTTCTGCGCTCACACAGAGAAGAAAGGCAGCTGCGGCAGGTGAAACTGTAGAAGCTACTGCGACTACCGCTGTAACCGCTACCGCTGCCACCAAGAAGTCACGTACTCCTAGTGCAAGTGCAAAGACTAAATCGGGTGAGAGAACAAAGACGGCCAAGGCCGCGACGGCGGCGAAACCCTCTGCGATCCATGGGCCTAAGCTGGCTACCGCTCTAGGTTACGAGCCCCCCAAGTTTTTCATAGACAAATATCTGAAGGCGCTAGAGGATCATGATGGCAAGGTCTCAAAGTTCCCTCACGAGAAGTTCGCAAAGTATTGTGGTGTATTTGCAACCCGTAAGGTCCGCAAGAATAAGGGCACTGCCAGGACTCGCAGCGCCAAGCTGGAGCCTATTGCGGAGGGGAATAACGGGTCAGCAAGTGCAAATAACAACACTAGCATATAAATCCTAGTAAGCGCTTGCTAAAATTGAGGTAACCCCTGCACCCCTTTAAAGATATAAACCCGTCCGCCGCCATCCCTTTAAAGATGGCCAGCCCCTTTCTCAGAATCGTCGATCCTGCCAGTGCGTGCAACACTATGCCACACACACTAGCAGGTGCACCCCCAGGGGCCAAGGCAGTCCCAGGCTGGTGCCTGTATCCCCTAGACCCTTTCCAGCAGCACGCCGTTGCCGCGATCAGCCGCGATGAGAACGTCCTCGTAACTGCAAAGACTGGATCGGGCAAGACTCTCGTAGGTGAGTACCAGATCGCACATAGCCTCGCCAAGGGCCGCCGCGTGTTCTACACGACCCCTATCAAGTCCCTGTCGAACCAGAAGTTCCACGACCTGAAAGCGATGTTTCCCAGTGTCGGCATCATGACGGGAGACCTCAAGTTCCGCCCCGACGCCGATGTTGTGATCATGACGACGGAGATTCTGCGCAATCTCCTCTTTAAAGCAAACTCGACTGCCACGCGGGGTCTCGGTATCACAGCCGACCTCAGCCTAGATGGTCTGGACGCCGTCGTCTTTGACGAGTGTCACTATATCAATGATAAGGATCGCGGGGCGGTCTGGGAGGAGTGTCTGATTCTTCTGCCGCCCGCGGTAAATCTGGTCCTTCTGTCTGCCACCATTGATGCGCCCGAATTCTTCGCCGGCTGGCTGGGGGATCTCAAGAGGAAGCCGATTCATCTTATCTCGACTCAGTACCGCATTGTCCCTCTGCAGCACGGGGTCTACCGCGGAGAAGGCGCGGGCGCAGAGCTTCTGACTGTGATGGACAGCAAGGACAGGTTCGAGTCCGGCCTCTATAACGCATGGCTACTGTGGCGTGCGGGACAGGCAAAGGCGGCGGACGATCACAGGGCGCGTGTGGCCGATAGGCGTCGCGGCGGCTACGAGGCCGACACTATTCCTCGTTCTTCTGTGGGGCCGCGCGCATTCAAGCACCAGATGAATGATCTAGTGGGTCGACTCGACAGCCAGGGTCTTCTGCCGGCCCTGTTCTTCGTCTTCAGTCGCAAGGACTGTGAGCGCTACGCGGCAAACGTGGAGCACACGCTTATTGATTCAAGCGACACTGCGAATGTGAAGCACATTCTGGATTTCCATCTCCACCGCTATGGAGACAGCCTCCAGCGCCTTCCCCAGTATCACACACTCCGTGGCCTTCTTGAAAAAGGTATTGCGTTTCACCACAGCGGCTTGCTACCGGTCTTGAAAGAGGCGGTGGAAATCCTCTTCGGTCGCGGGCTCGTGAAACTCCTCTTCGCAACGGAAACCTTCGCCGTGGGAATCAATATGCCGACGAAGACAGTGGTCTTCACGGGATACCGCAAGTACGACGACTCTGTGGGCGGAATGCGAATGCTGAACACGGACGAGTATATTCAGATGGCGGGGCGCGCGGGTCGGCGTGGGAAGGACGATAAGGGCCTCGTCCTCTACCTGCCTGATAGGGAGCCTGAGAGTTTGGCCGATGTAAAGAGGATGATGACGGGCGGCCGCGCGACGTTCCAATCCCGTATGACGTTTCACTATGATTTCCTCTTGAAAACGCTACAGGCAGGGAATCTCGATTGGCTGGATCTGATGCAGCGGTCCTATTGGCAGCGGCGGCAGAACAGGATTCTAGAGGCCGCGAGGGCCGGGCTGGAAGCCACGCGCACGGCTGTGGTGGCCCTGGGCCTAAAGGATTCTGAGCGAGAGGATCTTCTGGAAAGGGATCGGCTAGCGGAGGAGCTGGCTGTGTCAGTAAATGCGAAGCGGCGGGCTGTACAGGCGGCGTGGGGTGCCTGGGAGAATCGCCACATGGGGGCGACTTGGGCTCGACTCGTAAAAGAGCTGTGGCCGAAGTGGAAGGCGCTACAGAAGGAGATTGTGGAGCGTGAGGAGGAGCTTGCAGCGGCGGCGGACTTTACAGGAGAAGTGTGGGCACGGCTACGGGCTCTAGAGGCATTTGGTCTTCTGGAGGGGGCTGGGTCTCCTCGTCCAACCCCTTTGAAGCTAACCGGGCTGGGGACTGCGGCGACAGAAGTGAACGAGGGGCATGAGATTCTGATGCCAGCGGCGGCCCAGCGGGGCCTTCTGAAGGGTCTGAGCGGAAAAGAGGTAGTGACGGTGCTTGCGGCGTTCTTGAAAGAGGGGCAGGAGGGGGCTGGGCTGGCAGGGCTCGAAGGGCTGGCCGTGCCGGCTGGCGTGAAAGATGCCGTGACCCGGATTCAGGGAGTGGCAGAGGATTTCCGTCGTGCGGAAAGAGGATTTCCTGGCGCGGAGCTGCAGGGAGTGGGCGACCCCTTCTATTGGGATGTGAATATGGCCTGGCTGGAGCCTGTGTGGCGCTGGCTGGACGGTGCCAACATGGCAGAGCTTTGCGCCGACTACGAGTTCTATGAAGGGAATGTAATGCGCGTGCTTATGAAGCTGGTAAATCTGCTGGAAGAGTGGCGAAACATGGCGACTCTTGCAGAGGATGTGGAGGCCCTGGAGAACGTAAAAGGGTTGGAACTTGAGATCCTGCGCGATGTCGCAGTCAGCGACTCGCTCTATCTGCGGATCTAGTGGCGACGCCGGCCCTGGCGGCGACGGGTCTTGCGGCTGCGGCTACGGCGGCGACCACCTGTCATGCTGCTGTTGCCGCTGTTGCCAGTAGTGGCAGCGGCTCCAGTGTTACCGCTATTGGCGGTGCTACCACTGTTGCTACTAGTGGCAGCGGCTCCAGTGCTACCGCTGTTGCTTGTAGTAGCAGAGCTATTAGCCGCAGTGGCTGCAGCGTTGGTGGCAGCCGCAGAGCTATTAGCCGCAGTGGCTGCAGCGTTGGTGGCAGCCGCAGAGCTATTGGCCGCAGTGGCTGCAGTACTTGCGCTATTAGCAGCTGTAGCGGCTGCCGCGGCCGCATTAGCGGCGGCCTTTGCATTAGCAGCAGCCTTCGCATTCGTCTCAGCTTTTGCATTAGCTTCAGCCTTTGCAGCCGCAGCAGCAGCGGCATTGGCAGCAGCCTTTGCATCTGCAGCAGCCTTTGCAGCCGCTGCTGCAGCAGCATTATTTGCGGCCTTTGCATTTGCAGCGGCCTTAGCATTTGCTTCAGCCTTTGCCGTAGCGGCAGCAGCGGCGGCAGCGGCTCCTCCGTTATTAGCAGCACGAGTGCTAGCCTCTTTTTCAGGCGCAGCCGGGGCAGCAGGCTCCGCCACCAGTGCAACCATGGCACTGTTCAGCTGTACCCCCTGCTGTTGTGCCGCCCCCACTGCCGTCTTTAGAGAGGCAAGGGCCTCGCTCTGCTTGTTCTGGGCCGCAGTAGTCTTTGCCTGCGCGGCAGTATACCGCGCCTCACCCTGTGTAATCAAATTCTGAATGCGCGCAATACTAGCCTGAGAGGCCTTGGCAGCCTGCAACTCTCCCAGCTTTGTCCGCAGAGTAGTAAGCCCGGACAGAATAGCATCCTCGGACTTCTTGAACTGGCCATAGGCGCTGTTTGCACGCTGCTTCAACGTGTAGGCAGTGCTGGCCGCAGACGCAGCCCGCTGCTTCGCAAGGGTCTTCGTGCGTGAGTTTGCTGCATTGTTCTGTGACGCTTTCTGCTTCCGCCGAGACCCCTCCTGAATCGCAGTCCGAATAGCAAGGGCCGCCTTTTTCAGCGCAACACTGGTATCACTCACAGTCTTAGTTAGACCCTGCGCCTTCGTGCGCAGATCATTAATCTGCTTGACTGTATCGTCGTACTCCTTCTTTGCAGCATTTGCATTACTCTTAGACTTGCGGCGCGCCATCTCCGCATCTATCTCCAGGATCTTTGCCTCCGCATCCGCACGCGGCTGCCGGCCCTGCGTGCTATCACCCTTGATAGCCTGCAGCTGCGTCTTGATAGACTGCAGTGCGGAATCCGGCTCATTTACGTACTGTGACTGAACGTTCGCTGTCGCGGCGGTAGCCATCCTATTTAAGCCCCAGGAATAACCGCCCCTACCTTTAGAGAGGATGCCCGGAAATAATAACAATGGAACGCGGCATGGCGGTCCTGGAAAGGGGCCTGGCAAGAAGGCTGCAAGGATGATGTCTCGCCGCCAGAAAAAGGCGGAGAATAAGTCAGCCGCAGTCGTGGATAGGGCTTTCCGCGGAAATGCAGGCCTTCGCATTGGTGTTGTGGACGGGAAGATTGAAGTTGGCCATGTACCAGTGAAAATGAATGATGGGACTATGGTGCCAAGGGCGCGGATTCCTGGAAAGATAGGTATGTCAAAGCGGCAGGCCCGTGCGGGGGGGTTGCTTGTAATAGAGAAGGGGAAGCGTGTAGTGCTTGATGGAGAGGACATTGTAGGCGTGTTCGATCCGGAACAGGATCGTAAATACAGGTTGTTGACGCGCGGGAACAGTGTGAGCCGATCAAAGAGTCGCAGTGCCTCCCCTCTCCCCTTTGAAGCGGGGCAGCCGTATGAGCCCAAAGGGCTCGCGGAGGCCCTCGCCACTAGAAAGGCGGGGCACAAGGCTGCAAAGCAGAAGGCAAAGGCCGAGGCGGCCGAGAACGCTAAAAAGGCTGCTGTCACCGTTGCAAAAATCGAGAGGGAGATGGCCGCGGCTGCTAAGCCAGTCGCCTTTCAAGAGATTACCATCCCTGGACAAAAGAAGAAAAAGGAAGTGAAGTTTGGTTTCAAGCCTGAGTCGGCTTAGGCGAGGGGCAACCGCCGCAACCTGGGGCCCCCACCCCCACAGCCGAGTCGCTGCTCGTGTAATACACATTCTTGAGTCCGTACTCGCGCATGCACTTCTCCAAGAAGAGCTGACAGCCGCGACATGGCTTCGACTCCAGAAACTTCTCAAATCCCTCCTTCGTATGATCCCGCGAAATCCGCATAACCAACATATCGGCATCACGCAACTTGGAGATATCCCCAAGTTGCTTGATGACGTTGCGCTCAGCATGAATGCTGTAATCCGAGTAACCCGAGCCATTGCTGCGGCTCCCGTTCCGATTTGTGGCCGTGGCGAGCACCTTACCCCTCTTGAGAAGAACGGCAACATGAAGACTAACACGGGCACGATCCATCGTGTTCAGCCGCGTCGTCTTCGGATCAGCCAGAAACTGATCCAGAACTGCCTTGTGAATTGCGTGGGCCTCCATTTCCAGTTTTAATGCTTCTTGCTGTGGCGGCTGCTACTGCGGCTACGGCGTGTGTGCTTACGAGTGGCGCGCCGGCTCGATCTCAATTTTTGCCTGCTGGCTCCGCGGCGGGGCTTGCGGCCGCCACCGAAGACCTGCGCTGTAGTCTTGCCAGGATATACATAGGTAATACACTGTTCTGCCTCTTTTGCAACTCCTCCTTTAGGACAGCTTGGAGCCTTAGATAAACTATAAAGGTATGCCAAATAAAGGGCAGTGTAGGCGTGAGGAATATTATTTTTATTTGCCTCTTGAGGTAGACCGGGTAAAGTAATAGATAGAGGTTTTAGTCTAGAAATACCTGCATCAAATTCACCTTCATATGCCTGCAGACGTTTTATAACTTCTGCCCGTGTTGGATCGAGGCCTATACCACTGCATTCAATCTTGGAGCAATATTCTGCCTTCTGTGTTGCTGTCACAAGACAGTCACTCAAATTTATGTAATTTGTTATCACAACCTGTACACGGTTATTACCCTTGTCAATAACTTGAGCCCTTGATGCAAGGTTTAATTTACTTGTTACGCAAGAAGAAAGTCGAAACAGATCCTTACGGGCCAAAAAGGGGGGAGGGGCAGGAACGGCCATTTGCTCTACTTTGTGGCTGTATTAAATGCAAGCCCCTCAATCCACCCTCACAACGAGCCGCCGCTTCCACCCCCTCTTTGAAGCATCGTGGAAGATGTACGCGCGCACGGCGGCCCCCGTGGCCAACCCTTTCGTGTCTGCGCGCAGCCTCCGCCGCCACTCGCGCACCCAGATTTCACCCTCACGCAAGACAACCGCAGCCAGACTCTGATGCCCCGTTGATCCGAGTAATAACCGCACGAACTGCAGATCCCGCTCGTAGTTCTTCGCGGCCTTCGCGCCCCTTTTGAGTAGCCCTAGGGCCGCCGCGTCCACATCCGGACCAACCGCATCACCATACAGGGCCTGAAACAGGGCCAGCTGATTCAGACAATCGGCCCAACGCCGAATAGGGCTCGACGCATGGCAATAGACGTCTGCACCCAGCCCCCAATGCCGCACATCCTCCTCTAGAGCACTGCAGTATTCGCCGGCTCCATATGCCACCAACTCAACAGGGATGCCCGCGGCTTCCGCTGCAGCCAGCCTCTCCCTATCAGGCGCAGAATGCCGCCGTAGTACACCGAGGCCGGCCGACCGCAGTAGACGAGCCGCTTCCGTGTTATAGAAGAGCATTAGCTGCTCCACCCACTCGTGTGGATCGGCCACAACGCGCTTGGCCATGTCTGAAGTAATCGCGGCGAGAACATCTGCCCACGGTGCTCCCTGTGCCGCATCATACGTCCAGGAGCCATCGACCCGAATAAGATCGTAGCACCAGGCTGGCGCCCCCACGAGCCCTGCGCCCGCTTTCCAGTGCACGACAAGAGTGACAGCCCCGCGCAACTCCCCAGGCAACAGAGAGAAATGTCCCTCGGACAGCTCCAAAGGGAACATGGGTCGCACGGCGACCCCATCCCTGTAGAGGGTCTGGCCGATTTCCTCTGCCTTCTCGGCCAGACCAGGATTCGCAACAAGCCAGGAGGCCACGTCCGCAATATGAATCCGCAGCTGGTACATACCGCCGGGTTCGACTTCAAAGAGGGTGACAGCGTCATCAATATCTCTGCAGCCTGGTGGATCGATGTGGAAGGTTCCAAATCCTCTGCGCTGCGCGGCGGCTACCGCAACGGCCCCAGCCGGCCGAGCGGGGGTCATCAAATCCTCTGTGGCAAAGTCTCCTCGCCGCCAACGCGCAGCCCCGTAGTGTGCCAGGAGGGCCGCCTCTTCTGCAGCCAGGTCTCCAGCTACTCCAAAGGTCTGCACGAGAACGCCGCGGGGACAAGTATTCCCCTCTTCCCAGTCTGTGAATTCGATCCGGGCCAGAATCGCCTTAGTCGTATCCTTTTGAGAACAGCCAACGAAGAAGGGAGGATACGCAGGATCATATGGCTGGAAACGATAGATGGGCGCACCACGGCTTGTCATTCCATATCGTGTTTTGCTGTTAAGTTCTAGAGTTCCAACAAGGAAGAGCTTTTCCACTGCCCTCGATCGCAGGCGGCACGCGGCTCCGTCCCAGGTCACGACATCGCCTAGAAATGCTCTGCCGGCCAGAGTAGCCCCGTCGAAGATGACAGGGTCGCCGGTGATCGGCACCCTGATTTCGAAATGCCGATAATCCTTCGTATACAGTGGACCAACGGTGAAGTTTATCATACCTGTTATCATTTTTGAAAGGATAGCAGGTATTAGTTTGAAGCTTAAAAAGATGGCAAGCTCCAACCCAGCCCCTCCAAATTTAGTCCGTGCGCGACTTATTAAGAACGGCCAGCATATTCTCGTAGACGATTGCCCCCTCTTTTGCGCCGAACTTTTCCACGCAGGCCTCAAGAATCTTAATAGTAGTTGGTCGAGGTTCGACGGATAGCTGCGCCAGCATAAACTGCTCAATCTCTACCTGGCGCCTCTCCTGATGGTAATGACGCCGGCAGACCGGCTCATATTTATCTGCACCCCCAACTGCAATCTGACTCCCTGCAGCCCCAGGCTTCCTGAAAGTGAAGATGGCCTCCGTGCCGTCCCCACAGCGTTGGCAGAGGGCCGTCAGCTTTTTGAAGGAATCTGCGTAGGGAATGAGCTCCGTGATTTGACCAAACGGGCGGCGCTCGGAATCCCCATCAAGGCCCACACAAATCACCTCCTTCTTGTGCTCGTCCACCGCGACCAAGACAAACTCTTTCAGATCGGGAAAGAACTGGGACTCCTCAATAACAATGCACTTGGCCCCTTTGAAGTTATCGGTCTCCAGAATCGGTAGGAGCCGCTGGGCTGCCATGGCAGGATACGAGTCCTTGTTGTGACTCACAATAGCCGCCACGTCGCTGTAGCGTGTATCAAGAGCAGAGGTAATACAGAGAGTGCGGCGACCGATAATCTCATTCCGTCGCACTACACCGAGAATGGCAGAGGATTTGCCAGCAAACATGGGGCCTAGGATGAGCTCGAGAGACATTCTGCTTCTGGTTCCGGGCACGGTAATGGAATGGCGCGGCGGGGCGCGAGCCCCGCAATTTTCCTTGAACTAGCCACCCAGGTTCCTACCGCCCTGTCGACCCGAGTTTCGCAGCTAAAGCTGCTTAACATTGCTCGCACCGGTCTAGCGACCGGTACTTCCAAACCCCCCGTCGCCTCGCGCCGTCGCAGGCAGCTCTGAGACTACCTCCACCTCTTTGATCCATCCTAGATCCGGCGCCACGATCTGGAAATGGCGCTCACTCCTCCGCAGGGAACCGGTACCACTGACGCGCACGACCGGCGCCTTCAGCACACCCCTATAGGACCGATCAATGACCCCTAGAGAGTTCGCCATAACGTAACCCGTCTTGTAAATGGAACTGCGCGGGGCCAGCCAATAATGCACCCCCTCTCCAGTATCGAGGCGTGTGAGCATTGCGCGCACACCGAGGCTCACTAGCGCCGGTCCCGCGGCATCGAAATCCTCCGCGGTATACAAATCAAACCCCGCATTCTCATTTGACCGCTCCTCGATATTCTTATAGGGGAACTCGGCAGCATCAGGCTCCACCACCAGTAAGAGCTTATACGCGGCGGCGGCAGCAGCAGCAGCAGGCATTTTATCTGCGGAGCATGCGATGATCGCCTTAACCCGAGATTCTATCCACGGTAGAGATGGAAGAAGCCTGGCCCCTCGCCCTCATTCACCTCGGTGAGGCTGAACCCCCCTATTTAAAGGACTGCGTCAAGCAACTCCGCCTTTGGAGCCCTGCTGCGGCTGGTCACGCCCGTATCTATATCGTGCTCGAACCGGTACACCGCTGCGCCGATGGTCAGCCCACCCCCTTTTGGCACCAGCTTGTCGAGGAATATGCGGTCCAGCTCCGTTACACCGATGAGCTCAAACCCACCGCGGAGCACCTGGCTTTCCGTGAAAAGTACAAAGGAGACACTGCCTTCCGCAAGGGCTATTGGCGCCATGTCAAAGAGCGCTTCTTTTTCATGGAAGAACTCATGATCAAAGAGGGGTTGCCCGATATGATTGCGATGGAATATGATATTATGCTTTATTCTCCTATTGAGTATCTGGCCGGTCATCTCCGTCAATATGCAAAAGGGCGACTGGCCTTTGTCATGGACGCAGAGGTTCGTGGCCACCCAGGCTTCATGTTTATCGGCTCCCAGCATGTAATACACGTACTCAATGACTGTTTCATGCAGCTAGCGACAAAGCCTTTTGAGGATATGCAGACCCTGGCCATTTTTAAATCGTATTATCCAGACTATGTTGCGACGCTGCCTGTTATGACTCCACAGCGGCGAGGAACAGACGAACGGAAATCTCTATCAGGGGATACCTCAACTGACCCATCATATCTTTCAGATGGGTTCGGCGAACTCAATATTCTGTTTGATTCTCTTTCTGTAGGGCAGCTGCTCGGTGGGGTGGATCCTCGAAACAGTGGCGGCCAGAACACGGCGGGGTATGTGAATGAGACTGCCCTTTATAGTCCTCTGGAGATGGAGATCGCCTGGACCCGCGCTGGACCCCTCTGGATCCCATTGCTCGACGGCGTACCCCTTGTAACGATTCACATGCACTCGAAGGCGTTGGCGGCCTTCCTCTCGGATCGTGAAACTGTGCCAATGGCGGATTACGACGTGGCGGCTGTGCAGGCTGGTTTGGAGCCCAATGAGGGAGTCTAAGGGCTCACTGCGATTTCCAAAATTGAGACCGCGCCCCGCCAGCGCGCGGGTACTTAGAAACCCCCTACTCTGTCAGAGAAGAGGGAATGTCTCGCGGACTAGTTCGGCCCGATGCGGATATCCAGCCTGTGGTTGGTATCCAGTTTGGGATTTTCAGCCCAGAAGAGATTGAAAAGAGGTCTGTAGTGGAAATCACTCGCGCCGACGCCTATGATGGGAACGAGCCTCATATCGGCGGCCTCTTTGATCCTCGGATGGGCGTCCTAGAGAATGGTAAGACGTGCCGCTCATGTGGGCAGACTAATCATGGGTGTCCCGGACATTTCGGCCATTTCAAGCTCGCGCGCCCCGTCTACTTCATCCAGTTCTTCCCCTATATTCTGAACGCCCTCAAGTGTGTCTGCGTCCGTTGCTCGAAGCTGCTGATCGACAAAGACATGCACAAGGGGATTCTGAAGAGGCGTGGGGAGGCGCGCTGGCGCGCTGTTCTGAATCTGTGTGCTAGCATGCGGCGTTGCGGCGGCCAGACAGAGGATGGTTGCGGTGCGCTACAGCCGAATCGCTTCACGAAGGATGGCATTGCCCGCATCACTGCCGAGTGGGACGAGGTGGAGGGGCCGGCCGTGGCGACCTACGTGGACGGGGCTGCCACCTTCACGAACCCGAAAGAAAAGATGAAGCAGGTCCTGGAGGTGGAGTACGTGCTTCGCCTCTTCCGCCGTATCAGCGACGAGGACGTGGATTTCATGGGGTTGAACCGCTTCTGGTGCAGGCCCGACTGGATGATTTGCTCCGTGCTGCCGATTCCCCCTCCACAGGTGCGCCCCAGCGTCATCCAGGACAACAATCAGCGCTCTGAGGATGACCTGACTCACAAGCTGTCTGAGATCATCGCCACGAACAAGCGGCTCCAGGATAAGATCAACAATGGGGCTGCGAAGAATCTGATCGAGGATGAGCACACTGTTCTGCAGTACCACGTGGCTACTCTGGTGGACAACCAGATCCCTGGCGTGGCGCCTTCCGCCCAGCGCTCAGGCCGCCCTCTAAAGTCCGTGCAGCAGCGGCTGGGCTCTAAAGAGGGGCGCATCCGCTACAACATTCAGGGCAAGCGCGTGGAGTTCTCCGCGCGCTCTGTGATCACGCCTGATCCGAACATCTCCGTGGCGGAACTGGGTGTCCCTATCAAGATCGCCATGAACTTGACCGTGCCCGAGAAGGTGACGCCGTACAACAAGATGCAGATGTACAAGCTCATCCAGAACGGGGCGGATAAGCACCCTGGCGCGAAGACCATC